CTTTTCCCTGTCGCAGACCGCCTTGTGTGCCTGATAGGCGCTGTCCTTCATCGGCTTGAAGAACGTCGTGACCTGCGATGCCTTCTTCTTCAGCATCTTGCCGAACTCACCAGCCGTGGCGTAGTCAGCATCCGACTGGATGACCAGCGACTCCGCCTTAAGCTCGATGTCGGTCACGTCACGGGTGAGCTGCTGCTCATCCACAATCTCGGTCTGCGGTACGGTCGCTACCATAGTTTCTTTTTCCATCTGTCGAACCTCCTAAAAATCACTCGTTCATGTAGTTCTTAATCGTCATCAAGGACGAGAACACCGACCAGCATTTCCCGCTCCGGGAAAACTTTACTTCCTGATAGCCCTTCTTGGACAGGTGAAGAATCAGCCGGTCATCGACCTTGATGCCGTGGCTCTCCCATGCCCTGTCGTAGGCTTCCAACTGGACTGCACAGAGCTTGCTGTTGACCTGCGCAGATGTCTTGTAGTCCACCAACGTCAACCGGCCGTTGATAATACACAGCAGATCGACCGTACCTGCATACCGCAGGATTTTGTGGTAGACCTTCGTTTCGGTTGCCAGAACCTCCGGCTTGCGGCTGTTCCACCAGTCCCGGAATCCCTCAAAATATCCGGCATACATCGGCGGGATGTCCTCAATGCCGAACTTTGCATAGTTCTCCACCGCGTTATGGATGGCCGTGCCACGCTTTGCCGCCCGGTTCAGCACCTCCGGGTCCACCGTGCTGTAGAAGTCGCTGGACAGCGGCTTCATCAGGGTGGTCACGCTGGGTACTTCCAGCCCGTTCAGGTAGTAGAGATGCCGTTCTTCCTCAAATGTCAATTCCGGGAACTGCGGAATTTCGGGCTTCACGCATTCGTTGCTCACGTTGCTTTTCTCCCTTCAGGTTGATTGCTAACCGCATATAGTAGTCGGTCAGCTCGGTTTCGTACAGAAGCGGAAGGTAGCTCTCCGGCTGCTCTGCCAGCTCACATTTGCGCCGGGCATACCAGAGAACGCTGGTGGCGACCACATCCGGGATTTTGAACCCCCAGCGATGTTTCCGCCGCCTGCCGTGCTTCTGCCAGCTTATCGGCACTCATGCCTTTTCCGCGAGTCTGCGGTGGATTTCCTGAAGCAGATCATCGGTTGGAATCTTGCTCAAGTCCAGACCGGCCTCAGAGTCCTCAAAGAGGATAGAGGGGGCCTTCAAAGCGGGGCGGATGCCGTCCGAGCCGGAGCAGAAGTTGTAGTCCCAGACGCCATTGGAGCGGACGTACAGGGCGAGATCACCGTCCGACTTGCTGGGACCGCTCCAACCGGTCGCCAGCCAGCACCACCGCTCCGCATTGGGGATGATGTCAGCGTACTCGCGAGCTTCATCCAGTGTAAGCGGCGCAGCCTTCACCGACAGCTTCCCATAGCAGCCGGAACCGTCCAGCGTGGTCAGGTCGATCTCGCGGGGGATGAGCTTGGCGTTGTCGAGACCCCTCTTGCCCATGTCCTCCAACCACTTATCCACGGCCTTCTTCAGGTCGCTCTCTGCGTAGTTGTTGGAGCTGCCAAATTCAGAAGCACCAACCGATTCCAGCGCCAGCAGGAACAGGCTGTCCGGCAGGCTACCACGACGCTCAACATCCAGCACCACAAATCTGGTTCCGGCCAGCGTAACGATGTCACCCGGCTCGTGCAATACTGCGTACTTTTTCATGTTTCGTTCCATCCTTTCTTACCGGCGATGCAAACACGCCGATATTCAATCTGCCGATTTTCTTCATGGCTTCGTCGAGTTCTCTTGCGGTTGTGATGCCATATTCTTCTGCCAGCAGCTTCTTCAGCGTTTGGATGTCAGCCATCGTCTGTGCCTCCGTTCAGGAGCTTGGAGCCAATGAGCTTCAATTCCCGCGCCGCCCGAATCAGTCCGTCGAGGTAGTCGAGGATTTCGGTCAGGTCTGCCCACTCATCCTTGGAGATGATGCCATCTGCCGTGATGTCGATGAGCTTTTCCTTGACCTGCTCGATGTCACCCTGCCGGAGCTGCTTCAGCAGCTTCATAGTCGTACGCTCTACCGAGGCAATTTCAGGGGACGGCATTTCGAGGCTCTTTCCGATAAGGCATTCCGACGAACAATACCACGCCATCAGCTCCGGTGCATTGTAGATGTCTGCCATCAGCACCACCTTATCCACCGGGATGACCTTCGTATTGCCCAGCTCGTAATCCGCAAGGCTCGAAACCGAGATTCCGAGCAGTTCCGCAGCGCCTTCACGGCTACCGAGCTTATCGTTGTGCTTTGCGGCCTCTTTCCTACACCGGAAGCACTGGTTTTCACAGGCTTTTGCGGCATCGCGTCCCATTTTCTTTGCCCCCTTGATGCGTTATACTTTAGACATCAGCAAACCGCTATGCGTATACTTACCCTTTCGGTAAGTTGTCGTCGAAAAAAATAGCGTTGACCTGATCGCTGGTCAGGTCAAGCGCCTTGGCGACAATGCTCATTTCCTCATTGGAGAACTCGACTTCTCCGCGCTCCTTCTTGGAGTAGGTAACAAGCGATTTGCCGATCAATTCGGCCATGTTCTTCTGGGTCTTTCCCTTCTCGACCCGGATGCCCTTGAGCTTGGAGCTATTCATCTGCTCACCCCCTTTCCGTGTCTTCATTATAGCTTACCAATATGGTATATGTCAATCTTAAAATGATAATTTTGGTAAGTTTTGTTTACTCTTTGACAAGTATGTTATAAACTTGGTAAGTAAGCTACATTGGGAGGTATCACTATGTACAGCAAAGCCATGTTCGCCAAACAGTTCAAAGAACTCATCGACAAGCGCGGCCTCACGCAGCGTGCTGTCGCAGAACGTATCAACACGACGGAGACTACCATCTCACGTTATGTTTCCGGCGATAGAACGCCGAACATCGAGACCGCTGTGGAGCTGGCCTCTGTGCTGGGTGTGACGCTGGACGTTTTGGTCGGTGCCGATCTGCCCGCCGCAAGCCGTACGCCGCCCGATGTCAACATCTTAGTCGCCTGCTACGAGAAGGCGTCCATCGCAGACCGGCAGGTTTTGTGGTCGCTGCTCGACCGCTATATGACCCCAGAGCAGCGGGTCATCATAACGTCCATGCAACATGAGGAAAAAGCCGACGTAGGCTGATACGGGTTGACTTTTCGAGGAGGTGAAAATCATGACGAAGCAATGTACCGGGGACGAGCTTATCGTCTTCGATGATATGCCCATTGGTAAATCCTTGAGCGACTACTGGCGCTGGAACGCCTCAGACCTGCTCAACAACACCCTGCGGGGCTCCTACTGCGAGTTCATCGTATCGGCCGCGCTGGGCGTTGATCTGAGCGGGACCAACGATGACTGGACTCCCTACGACATCTCTTTCCCCTACAACTGGGTATGTAATGGCGAGTCCCGCGATAAAGTGCGCATCGAGGTCAAGAGTTGCGCATATCTTCAGGCATGGCGGCAGGGCGATGGAAGACTATCCAGCATCCAGTTCAGCATCCGGCCAACGAGAGCTTGGGACTCCATCAGTGGCTATGCCGAGGAGGTTAAGCGGCAATCTGACGTGTATGTGTTCTGCCTCTATACGGAGACCGTGCGGGAACGGGCCAACCCGTTGGTGTTGGATGGATGGGACTTCTACATCGTGCCGACTCATATTCTGGACGAGCAGTGCGGCCCTCAGAAGACCATCTC